ACCTTCACTACCACCATTAGTTGCGTTTTTCATTACTTCAACCGCATTGGTAGTTTTTCTCTTAAATCGTATTAAACTAGTTCCATAAATTACAGGTGATGATAATCCCCTAATTGCTCTCAATCCTACTAATTCAGACTCTACTAAGTTTTCTTTGGTTCTAGCAGTTAGCAATCCACTACTTCTTAATGTTTTTTGCACAATAGGAAATACGGTACCATTTAATATACCATTTGCGGTAGTAATTCGGATATCCTTGCTATTTCGTATATCATATACCGATGCCGCAACTTTATTGTCTTGAGTTGGTAATTTTTGTGTTCTAAAAAGATCCTTTAATGATGGCATATTATTTATTTATTAAGCCTGTCCTAAACTATAATTGTTTCTGGTACTCTGATCAACCTGTCTTCCAATTTTAGATGTAACTTTTTCTGTATCCATATATACTGCTATTTTACCACTCGCCATATCCGCTCTCAAACCTTTTATTTCGTTTATCATAGCAGCTAATGGTGCTGCTAATTGTGATAGGTTGTTTACATTTACATTTCTTCCTCTACCTTTTCCATCATCAGCTGCATCACCACCACCGCCACCTGCTAAAGCAGCTGCTGCTCCAGGAGCTGCTACTAAATCATCATTTGGTGATAACTCAAATAGCCCACCCTCTTTAGTAGATACTCTGGTTACACCATCAGCAGGAGAAGCAACATCACCTGCTTTTGAAAAATAGCCAACCATTCCTGCTATTGCACCCGCTGCTAATAACAAACCAACTCCAAATGGAATTTTTGATAAAGATGAGAAAATACTTGAAACGGCTTCCCTAAAAGTTATTGCTGCTTTTTGTTTTCCTGTTGCTAACGCAGCCATATCAAGTACTTTTTCCCTTATTTTATTAGCTAATATAAAAGCACCATACGCGGCAAGAGATCCATAAAATATCACAGCCACGGCCAAATTATCATTTATAGCCGCTAATCCATCAGCCATCCATTGAAATGGTGTTGCTATAAGTGCTACAATTGGAACTATAGCTTCTAATATTGGAACTAGTACACTCCCTAATGTAGCTGCTATTCCAGTAAATTGATTTTGCAATTGCTCCAAAGTTCCTTGTTGTGCCTGTTGAGTTCTAAATTTTTCGGTTTCTTGAGCTAATTGATCTGCATTAATATCCGTAATATCCAATCCTTGTTTAATCGCTTCCTCTGCTCTTTCTCTTTCTTCCTTACTCAATGAAGCTAACTTATCTTGCGCATCCAATTGTTTGATAATTTCTTCAACTTCCATTCCAGCACCTTTTGCAAGAGCTTCTTGGGTAAATAAATCTGCTTTTCTAAAATCACCACTTCGTTGAATTTGCCGTAATACTTCCTCTTGTGCCTCAACTTGTTTTCCCGAAGCAGCTAATGTTCTAGCTTGTGTTAAATTAAATTGCCCATTAGCAAATGTTGCAGCTACTAATTCATTTTCAATACTACCTTCAAAATCTAAAAGTGTTTTGTTAACCTCCAATACATCTTTAAGACTAGTACCTAATCTTCTCGCTTGAATTGCTGCTGCATTCAATGCAACTACATCACCTTTGAAGAACTTATAGGACTCAGCTGCCGCATCCGCAATATCTTGAGCAACTTTAGCAGGAGCAACTCCCGCCATCTCTGCCATTTTTGCAGCCTGCATTTGAGCATTCGCAGCAGTTTCAGCGGATAACCCACCCATTCTTTCATAAACACCTTGAACTTTTGCAGCATTTTCTGCTGAAACTCCAAAGTTTGTACTCAATACAGTTAAAGCGGCAGTTGTCTCTTTAGAAGTATTATATACATCACCAAATTCAGTTTTTAATGCGGATACCGTATCAAATACATCTTTTGCCTCAACACCTAAATTGCCAAATTCACCTACAATTTCGTTAGCATTTTTCTTTATTTCTGCAGTTTGACTATTTGTAAGTCCAGTTTCGGTTCTAAATTCTTTAGCAGCAGTATCTAAAGCAGTAAATGATGTTAAAGTAGCTAATGCTAAAGATGCTATCAATACCATCGGTAACGCTCCTGATGCAAGCGCAGGTCCCAATTTTTGAGCAAATCCAACTGCTCCTTTAACAGAGTCAGGAAGAGCCTCAAACAATCCCTTTTGCTCTTCTTTTATAGCCTTTATTCGTTCTTCTTTTTGATAAAGTTTTTCAGTTTGATCAATTGCATCTTCTAATTTTTTCCTTTCTTCATCTGATAATTCGAGCGTAGTTTCTTTTAACTCTCTTCTCATTTTATCAAATTCTGTCAATCCTTTAGCATCATCAATCGCTTTCGCAGTTGCTTTTGCTTGAGATAATAAAGATGCGTTTACTTCAGCCATAAGAGCACCTCTTTCTTGCTCAAGCTCTAATTGCTCTCCACTTAAACTAGATTCTCTTGCTTTACTTCTAGCAATATCTTCACCAATTGATTTATATATAGATGTTTGAGTATTTAGACTCGATTGTGTCTGTAGTTGATTTTTAACAACCGAACTTAATTTTACATAAGATTTTGCAAAAGAAGCAAATTCTTTATTATAAGTTTGTTGATCAAAAAGTGCCGCTCTCTGTTGAGCATGACGGTTTCTCTCAACTGTTAATTGAGCACGGGTTGCTTGAAGAATTTGTTGACCTGCTGCAGATGTATCATTGGCATATTGTGCCTCCTGTTGACGTAATGTATTAATACGGGTCTGTATTGCTAGTAACTCTTGTGAGTTTGCAAATTGTTCTGCTGGAGTCATTTTGGATTATTTAATTATTATAAATACTATTATTAGTATGCACCGTATTTTTTAAGTATTTCTATTGCTTCAGGACTTAGTTGTCCACTTCTATTATTAAGTTTAGCTATATCTGCATCTAATTTTTTAAGAATTGGATCGTTATCAATTACCGATTGCAAATCTTTTGGTTTTTTCTTATCACCAAACCAACCAAAAAATTCTTTGAGGTTTGATTTTGATATTTTATATTTAGGCATAATTCTAAAATTTATATTAATTATATATAAATATGAGTTAAAAAAAAAGTTAGGACTATTTTCTAATCCTAACTCTTCCACTATTACTTTTTGGTTTATTTGCTTTTTCTATAGCTTTAGTTTCTGCAGTTTTTGCTTCCACTAATTTATTATAGTAAAACCTTCTAAACTTTGTAGGCATTTGGTATAAGTCCATCATCGTAAACCCATTCCCATAATTACACATTTCAAATATTTGAGTATGTAATAATATACTATGATTATTCGGAAGGCCAAAAAAAGCCAACACCTAAAGTTACAGGTAGAGCCTCCGTCTCACCATCATCATAAGTATAAGTAAAAGTCATATCCATATCAGGTGACATACTTTTTACATAATTTCTAAATGATTTACTATCTCTAGCCAACATTCCGTTTATATATCGGGTAATATGTGATACCTCAGATTTTCCATCTACTGAAATAATCATATATCTCAATCTAGTTGTAATATCCGCAGATACATCTTTTCCTAATCTTTCCAATGCGGCAATATCTTTATCTATTGCATTTTCATCACCATGAGTTAATAACTTAAATTTAACTTTGTTTTTACCCAATGGAGTTGTAAACTCAAATTCATTTTCATTTTTGAATATTGAAAAATCTACTTCTTTTGTTTTAATTTCAGATAAATCAATAGTAGTTTCAATACTTTTAAGCAATTTTGAAGAATAAAATGACATTTTATATTCATGTCCATATCCCAATAATCTAGTTGCTAGAATTATCGCATTTTTATCTCCAATAACAATATCATTTGGATTTACACTCTTATCTACGATTATAGACTCAAATAATTTATCTAATACTACTCCTTTTTTGATAAGATTTTGATTTGAAAGAATATCTTCTTCCTTTGCCGTCATATATTTAATTTCAATTGTTCCACTTGATAGTGGATGATCCTTTGGATATACTAACCCTTTAGATGGTAAATCCAATATTTCGGTTGGAAAATCATATTTTTGTTGTTCCATAACTTTACATTATATTTTTTAGTTTCATATATAAATATATAAAGTTGAAAAAGTTAGAAATAAAAAAACCCCTACAATGTAGAGGTTTTTCTTACTAATTATATAATCACTAAAATTAAAACTCAAGTATTGCGTAATCGTAAGCAATTCCTAATTCGATTGATGCAGGTTCGTTAGAGTCAAATGAAAGGTCACCAAAGTTTACAGTTGTTAAGAATGCTCCTTTTAGTTTCCATTGTTCAATTTTATCACCAACTGGTCCTAACATATAGATATCCAAATCTTTTTTGTAAAAATCAGCATATCCTCTTCTACCAGTAATAGACTCATGTCCTAAACGAACCCACTCCATTACTGCCTGTGCTCCAGAAGGAACGATTGGGTCAAATAGAGTAATTGTAATGTCCTGCCACTCACCTTTACCTTGCAATTTTCTTTTAACATTGATGTGATCCATAGTAATGGTTTCAAAGTTAATTGAAGGTCTAGCTGCAGCTTTAATCATATATGAAGGGATACCATCAATTTCCATGACGTATCTGTTCTTCATCTTTGGTTCAAAGTTCGTATAGAACATTTTATCGAATTCTAATATTTCTGCCATTTTTATTTCTTTTAATTATATTAATAAATATTCGTTTGCCTGATTTTTAGTTATTATGCTGAAAAACTTGCTCCAGTTGGTAAGATGTTGAAATCAATTACGATGAATTCAGCAGTCTTAGCAGGTTGTAAGAAAATCTGTCCGGCTAATATATTTCTATCAATAACATCAGGTGTGTTATTACTTTCGTCCATTACTACATTAAATGCGTAAAGTCCCTGTCTCTGTTGAATTGCCTCAAAGTATGGATTTACAGTGTTTAAGAAACGGGTTCTAGTAGTAGATGTGTTTTGCTCAAATACCAAGAACCTAGATGTAGATGCTACAAACTTCTTAACCGCAATCAACAATCTTCTAACATTAATTCTATCCAATGCAGATGCTCTATCTTGAAGAGTTTTTTGTCCGTATGCCACAATACCTTGTCCAGGGAATGCTGCGATTGGATTTACTTTGTTCTCATATAGAGTATCTCTTTCAGAGTGAGTTAATCTGTTTAGAACATTAACTGCTCCAATAATACCACCTCTATTCAAACCAGCTGGTGCAAACCATTCTGCTGCTAATCTATCGTTTGATGCAAATACAGCAGGCATCAATACTGATGGTGGTACACTTGATAATTTGTTAGTAGGAGCAATAATAGTTTTTACCCAAGGATAATAAGTTGCTGCGTAATTTGTATCTACTGAATTCGCTTGTTCGGTTGCTTGTGAAATTGTATCATCTGCTCCGTTAAAATCAGCAATGTAGAATGCATCTTGTCTAGCTTCTACCATATCAATAACTCTTGCAGTCACAAATGGGTGTAATCTTCTAATAATGCCAGGAGTTACTACCATATTGATATCCCACTCATCAGGATTAGATATAGCATTAATCGCTTTAGTATACGCTTCTGTACCACTACTAACCGCACTAGAACAATTAAATCCTTGAGTATTATCATTACTAATATCAACTCCCAATGAAGGTTTGATAACTGGATTTGCTCCATCAAAACCTTCCTGAAATCCTAAGATAAATTGTCTTCTCACCATATCAGTTGAGTTAGAACCTGTCATCTGTAATGTTAATCCGTTAGCATCAAATGAGAATGGTACGTTCGAACCGGTTCCAGCACTAGTTGGTATTGGTTTTAGATATTGATTATTATCAATTTTAATTCCTGCACTCTCAAAATCAAATCCACTAAAATTAATTGGAGATGATGTATCGTTACCAGTAGATAATGTTGAATATGTTACAGCAGGTACTAATGTATCCTGTCCAGTTGTTCTAATTGGATTGATATATGTATCATGTCCAAATGGTGCTGCAGAAATTGGGAATGAACCAGGAGTAGAAACTTCTACTCTAATGTATTTTGATCGGTTTGTGTAATCACCAGTCTCTGAGATTTTTCCGTTAGCATCAATTGTTACTTTTCTATCACCAATTACTCTTGCAATATAATTTGGAGATGCTGGATCTAAGTTAACATTATTAAATGTTTCCAATACAACTTTTCTTCTATCAGTATCACTGAAACTTCTTACAGTTACACTAAATACAGAGTAATCAGTTCCACCATCTTCACCAGCAGCTTTTACATTAGAAATACCAATCTTAAATTTAGTATTATATAAAGTACCATCACCTAAAGTGTGGAAACGGAATAAACTAAATCTAGTTCCACTAATGTTTTGTGATTTTACAAAAGGTGTTGAAGCAAATGTAGCATCTTGAGTATATGCTTGAGATGGAAGTACTATTACACTTCCTGTTCCAGCACCTAACGATTGAGATGCAAAATGCTCAAAATATGCGTAAGTATAGATGTTAGAAAGTACATTAGCAGGACTAGCTGCAAAATAAAATGGTGACTCGCCAAATACATCAGATAAATCATTTATATCTCTAGGTAAAATAGATGCAGATATTGAAGTAGCTCCTGCTATTCCAGCAAAACTTGATGAAAATGTTAATAAAAATTTACCATCTACATCATAAGCAATAGTAGTTCCGGTAAAACCAACATCCTGATATAATCTATTGGTGTTATGTAGTACACCTACGATTTTATTACCATTTGAACCAGATGCTAAGATTGCTAAAGGTGCAGCTTGAGTATATCCATCAACACCACCAACTCTCACAATTGTTGCTACTCCAGCTTCTCTTAAATAATTTTGAACTGCATAATCAGTATAATAAGTTCCATCAGGAGTTCCAAAAATCTCCTCAAATTCGGACTGGGTTCTAACGATTGTTGGAACGAATGCCGGTCCTTGCTTAAAAGGTCCTATAAATGCTGCTCCAATTTCACCAATTCCTTGTGATAGGAATGATAAATCATTTTCTCTTGTAAAAACACCAGGTGATACAATTCTTTCTGCCATTGTTTTTTATATTTTATTATTTTTTGCGTAATCCAAATTGAAATACACATATAAATATAACATAACATCCCAAAACACAAATTTATTTTTTATGTTTTGATTTTAGTAATTCAATTAGATATATATTAACCTGCCGATTGAGGAACCGATGGTACTGCGTTAGGATCAGCTTGAGAAGGTGTTACAGATGAACCACTTAAAGGGTTCCAAGGTAAATCATTCTCAAATACAGTATCAACTATACTTTTGTTATCTCTAATTGTTTTTGTCAATCTTTCGTTGATATGCTGCCAATACGATGGAAACTCATATACCGCATTCTGAACCCAATCCAGTACACCACTTTCTGTCAATTCAGCAAATGGAGTAAATGATGCAGTGTTTAAGTTTTCTACCTTAAATGGTGTAGCTCCTACAAAAGAACCACTATAACCATCTGAGTCTATACCAGTTACTTTCCAATTTGTTCCGATTACAATACCATCCAATCCATTAGTATTAACTTTTCTCAATCCAGTGAGTTTCCACTCATATTCCAAACCGTAGATATCGTTTGCTGCGCTTAATTCTGCCATTTTATTTTTTGTTTTTGTTTAGTATAAATATATATTTTTTTATTTTATTGATTTTTTAATGTATTCAATTCCTCTTTAACTACATCCAATTCCGCTTTCAATTCTTTTATCGCAGCTAATAATATAGGTATCATTCCAGTATAATCCAATGTAAGTTTATCATTCATAGGATCAGTTCGTACTAATTCAGGATAATGAACTTCAACTTCTTGTGCTATTAATCCTATTCTGTTGGTATCATTTTCAACATGATTAAATGAATAATATACAGGTGTTATATCATTCAATTTATCTAATGTATTAGTAATATTGGAATGAACGGTTTTCATAGTCCTATCCGAGTGTGCCGACCAATACTGAGTTCCATAATATCTAACAACTCCTACACCAGTACCGGTATCAATTATATAAGTATGGTGACCTGCTTGATATGTTTCTATTACTAAGTGTCTAGCACATCGTATATATCCACCGAATGAGCCTTGTACGGCACTTACGAATATAGCACCACCTACTCCATTTGTTAAAAAATATCCATTAGCTAGTTCTAAAGAACCAGCAAAATATGATCCACCGCTTGGATCTACATAATATCCACTATTATTTGAGTCATAGAAAATAGTACCATAAACTGCACCACCAGAATACATTGTAGAGTTAACATATAATGCCCCATTTATCCTTGCTTTATATCCACCACCTACAGTATCTGATCCACCTATACCTAAACATCCGTTACCTCTACTCCAATAGAATATCCAGCCACTTCCGTTTTGTTGATATAATCCACCATTACCACTTTCGTGCATATAGTTATTCCAATATCCAGAAGGATCTATTACATTTAATCCTGCCCATCCGTTTCTAGAATATCCAAAACTCTCCCATGTACCATAGGAACCTTGCACTGATGTTCTCCAATGTGAACCATAACTTTGAGTGTAAAACCCACTATCGCCTTGAGCTCTAAACCAGTTATCTGCGTATACTAGATGCATTTGGGTTGAACTAGCGGGATCTACATAGTATGCACCATTGTTATTATCATAAAAAATTGGAGAATATGTTGCACCTGAGATAGTTGCAGTACCACCAATGAATGCACCACCAGCAAATCCAAAACGAGAATAGGTTGAACCATTATTTTTTAATGCTAGGTGGTGGTCATATCCAGCTCCATATTCGTAAGCCAAACCATACATATTTCCCAATGGCCAGCTTTCTCCAATAGTCCAAATTACTTTTGCAGCAGTACCAGTAGCATTATAACTACCCATCATACCACCTTCATTTCGGCTTACAGTGTAGTTACTATACCACATTCTACCATTCTGCTCCGTTTGGTTAAAGCTATTGGTTGAATTAAAATCACCATAATATGCGGTATTATGGTCATAGAAAA